AAGTTGTCTCAGCACCTGAAAGAAACAAAAGACGCTGCACTTCGCAAGGCTGCCAGCAAACTCGGTGACGGCATCTTCCGCCACAATTGGAACCTGCCGACGTGGAGCTACATCGAACCAGTTGCGGACGCTCAGGGCGATGCTGAACAGTTAAAGAATGCTTTAACATCTCCGCGAAGACTACACGCGGCACGGGGCAAGGACTGGGAAGAAATTGCAGAAGAGTCGATTGCTGACAATGCGTTCGCCATTCAGAAGGCACAGACGCAAGCTGCTGCGATTAACGCAGAGTTTCCGAATGGACCACAGATCACCTGGCGGGATCTGATCGCGTTGCCGATGCCTGCGGGAACGACGATGGCAATGCAAGATCCGGCAGCGATCGCTGTACAGGAAAAGACGGCTGGCATGGACGGAGAAGGCGAGCAGCCAACGGGCGAATTCGCGGGATTGTCTACCCAGCAATGGAACCGAAACAGAAAAGCAATCGCAAAAGTTTTGGAAGAACTGGCTCGTGGAGAATCGAGCGAACAAGCCGCGCGAGTGTATCTCGGCGGGATCGGACTCACGCAGCAGTCTGTTGACGCCTTAATCACGGACGCGATGGACGGCACTGTGGACACGCCAGAGGTTTTGAAGGATGTGCCAGAATCAAAAGGCAAGCCAGCGGCCAAGCGTAAACGAAAAGCCAAGGTGACAGCATGACAAAGACAATCAGAATTGACGGAGTGATTGGCAGCGGAGAAAACGAAATTTCCGCTGCGATGATCCGCGAGCAACTTCCGCAAAACGGCACTGATGAGATCGCGGTAAAGATCCACAGCGAAGGCGGGTCAGTCTTTGAAGGCTTTGCAATCCATGATGCGTTCGCCGCGTATCAAGGCCCGAAGACGCTGTCGATTGAATCGTCTGCGTTTTCAATCGCTTCCTTCATCGCCTGTGCATTCGATGACGTGGAGATCAGCAGCAACGGCTACATGATGCTCCACAATCCGTACGCAGCGGTTGAGGGCGACGATGAAGACTTTGCCCGCCAGTCGGAAATGCTCGGCAAGCTGAAAACGTCGATGGTCTCTGCCTACGCTCAGCGATCTGGCAAGAGCGAAGACGAGATCAAGGCCATCCTGAAAAACGAAACATACTTGAACGCTCAGCAGTCTGTTGAGATGGGACTGGCGAAACGAATTGCCGGTCAGCCAGTTATTGGGCGAGCGTTCGCCAAAGTGAAGAACATACCGCACAGAGTTTTAGCCGCCCTGTCTGGGTCGGGCTCAGGCGGTGACAACGACTCAACGAAAGGCAAAACCATGAGTGAGTCAAAACCTGTTGCCGCAACTCTGCAAGAGATTGAAGCAGCATTCCCAAAGGCGTCTGAAAAGTTCATCGTCAAATGCCTACGACGCAGCCTTCCGCTCGCATCAGTCGCCTCCGCAGCCGCCGAGGAAATGATGAGTGAGAACGAAGACCTGAAAAAGCAGGTCACTGCGATGACGGAAGAACTCGCCAAGTACAAGGCTGCTGAGCTTGAGGTCAGCACCGAAGACGACAGCGAAGAAGAGCCAGTGCCACCCGACGCAAAGGCGATGGATGGCGAAGAAGACCCCATGAAAGCCAAAGCCAAGGCCCGAGGCGTCAAGCCAGTCGCCAAGGCTCGCACAAGCGGCCCGTCAGCAAGTGCCCGATGGAATCAGGCCGTCGATGCTGCAATGGCAAAGACTGGCAACAACAAAATGAAAGCGGTTGCATTGGCAAACCGCAATCACCCAGGACTTCGCGAGGCGTTTCTCGCAGAAGCAAACGCACGCTGATTAGCGGCGTTGATTTTAATCAATCATCACTTCTGTGAGGAAAGAATATCATGAGTCAGTTTTTTGAAACGCCAGTTGTCCCTGATACAGCCGCCGGAGCTGTCGGCCAGTATCTTCGAGTAAAAACTCCGGGGGCTGTTGCTCTTGCCGGTGCACTCGATCAGTCATTCGGGACAATGAACACAGCATGTCTTGCCGCGGGGCCTTGCTCAGTGCGACTGAAGACGGCAGAAGGAACTCAGAAGATGGTTGCTGCTGCAGCCATCACCAAAGGCAATTACGTCTATGGTGCAGCGTCCGGGAAAGTGTCGTCAGTTGCAAACGGCAACATTGAAGGCATTGCCAAGGAAACCGTCACTGCCGATGGTGACATTATTGAAGTGCAGCCAATCAATCAGACCGTGCAGAACGGCGTGACTCTTGCGGCTGCGAGCGGGGCGATTGCACTTGTTCCCGGAACAGTTGTCATCACCAAAACAGGTTCACTCGCTGCAATGACACTGGCAGCACCGACAGCCGCGCAGGACGGATTGTTGCTCACCGTAACATCCGCCACAGCATTCGCTCACACGATCACAGCGACAAGCCTGATCGAAGACGGCGTGACGGGTGGTGCTAAGACAACCGCGACCTTTGCGGCATTTGCCGGGGCCACCATCGTTCTCGTGGCCTACAACCTGAAATGGCACACGGTAGCCCTCAAGGCCGTTACCGTCGCCTGATGAAGCCCGATGCGTTCCCCGGTGGAGGTGGCCACCAAAGCCGGGGAACTTTACTTTCTGTTCCATAAATCGCGTTGCATCGGGAAGAAAGAAATGCAATGCCATCGCCAACAAGTAGCCTGGCTACACAGCGGCCGGATTTGGCCACGTTTTTGGAGTTCGATCTGGAGTCTGAAAAGGCTGGTTACATCGCAACGCAGGTTTTTCCTGTGATCGATGTGATGAGTCAGGCCGGAAACTTCGGAAAGATTCCGATTGAGCAACTTTTGCAGCAGCGTGACACGAAGCGAGCACCAGGCAGCGGGTATGCTCGCGGCAACTGGACGTTCGAGCCAGCGGTGTATGCCACAGAAGAACACGGTGCAGAAGAACCAGTCGACGACCGTGAAGCAAAAATGTACGCCGAGTACTTCGCTGCCGAGCAAATCAGCACGATGCGTGCATTTTCTGCCGTGCTGCGAAATGCGGAGCAGCGAGTCGCGGACGCCGTCTTCAATACAACGACTTGGAACGGTGCATCTTTAACAACCGCAATCACTCACGAGTGGGATGACGCAACAAACTGCGTTCCTCTCACTGACGTGGAAGCAGCCGTGCAGAAGATTTATGACAACAGTGGCCTTTGGGCTAACGCTCTTGTTATCAATCGCAAGGTGTTCCGAAATCTTCGCAACAGTGCGCAGGTCATTGACCGCATTGAAAGCAACGGTGCTGGCTCGCCATCAAAGGCAAGCGACATCACTGCTCAAATGCTCGCTGCTGCGTTCGATCTGGACTACATCATCGTTGCAGGCACAAGCAAGAATGGTGCGAAGGAAGGCCAAGCGGCTTCTCCATCTCAGATCTGGTCTGGTGAATACGCAATGATTTGTCGCGTGTCTACGAGTGCAGACATGCGAGATCCTTGCATCGGGCGCACGTTCCATTGGGCTCAGGATGGTTCGTCAATCGGCGGAACCGTCGAAAGCTATCGCGACGAACGTGTTCGCGGTGACGTGATCCGAGTTCGCCACGATGTGGATGAACTGGTCCTGTACCCACAGGCCGGGCACCTGCTCAGCAACATCACCACTTGAGGTTAATTCGTGGCGACGACATTCGACTCACACTTTGCATCTGCAGGGTTCCCGATGCTGCTTGATCAGTTCGGGGAGTCGGTTGTCTATTTTCCAAATGGCGGCGGGAGACGTCCGGTTCTCGCCATTATCGAACGTAACCCGCCCGCCATTTTTGATGCCTCCGGTAACGCCGTTTTACCGACAGCAACGATTCGGGTTTACAACTCCTGCCGGTCTGGGATCGCATCCAGCGAGATCAACATCGGCAAGGATGAAATCGAGTTCGTGTTGAAGGTTGGGCAGACACTTCCAAAGCGATTTTCATTCATGACTCTGATGTCGCAAGACGCCGGGGTCAGCCAGTTTGCGGTGGTCTAATGACTGAGCCAGTCAATGAGCGAATCGTAGCGAATGTTCGCAGCCGCATGGCTGTCGCATTCTCTACGGCCGTTCGCTCAGCACAGATTGCCACATGGCAGCCGAAAGATTTAGTCGTGGTCGTCTCCCAAGGCGATCCGACGCCGAATGCTGAGTTGAGCTATCCGGGAAATCCGCCCGTGATCGCCTACGACATGGAAGTCATTGTTGCCGGTGTCGTTAAGCCGTCAGACGAAGAAACGACGGCGATTGACACGTTCAAGAATCGCATGAGTGCGGACATTATTGCGGCTGCAACAAATGCTACGAACTGGCATCAGTGGGGCGGGCTGGCAATCAATACGACGCTCGGGCCGATCGAATCCTACACGGAGGAAACGGGCGGGCGGTCAGGTGTCATGGTGAAATTGCTGGTGACGTATCGAGTGCCTGAAAATGATCCGACGACGGTGTCGGCATGATTGGAATTGAGATAAACGCAGATCAGCTAAAGCGACTTGCGGAGTCAGTATCGGCGGCGAAAAAAAACCTGACGAAAGAGATAGCCGGAGCGATTAACGCAACCGCAAAAAAAACGCGGCTCGACATGGGGCGACAGATCCGCGAGGCGATCAACCTGAAAAAGGCAGCATCAGAAAAGCCCATTAGCGTCCGGGCTCAAGCATCAGCGACGAGCCTTGTAGCTGTCGTGCATTTGAAAAAGGAAAATCGTTACGGGCTTCAAGAGTTCGGCGCAAAACAGAATAAGAGTGGAGTGAGTTATACGATCGGAAAGTCAGGTGGTCGCAAAACGGTTGCGGGAGCTTTTATGGGGCCAAAGCCTGGACAGCTCGCCCCGCGATTGTATGGCGGCGTATGGAAGCGAATGGGCGACAAACGCAAGATGACGAAGGGACTTCGTCAAGGAAAACTAGCACAACCAATCGTCAAGCTGTACGGAGTGTCACCGTGGGGGGCGTGGACGAAAAACCACATGGAAGTTGTTCAGGTCGAAGCGGTGTCAAAAGAGCTATTCAAACAAATCGAACGTCGAATCAATCTCAATGTTCTCCGGGCTTCGGGCCTTGTCAAAACATAGGAAACAGCAATGCCATTACTTAGACGACGTGCCGTATTTGCAGCTAAGGTTGAAGCCACTGTCGGCACTGCCGAAACGATCACGGGAGCAGAAGGTGCCTACAACGCACGCGACTTTTCAATTCAGCCGACCGTCGCCGTGACTCGCCGCGAAGGCCAAGGTGGCTTCAACTATTTACCCGGAATTCCGGAAGGCATGATGGGCACATGCACCATCGTCCATGATTTGAGCTACGACGGAACGACTGTGCCAACATGGGCCAGCGTGTTGCTTCCAGCGTGTGGGTGGGTCGATACTTCAGGCACGTTCTCGCCAGTGTCAGAGGGGCCTGGGGGATCTGGCGGCGTAAAAACGCTGACCATCGCGCA